TTATTTTAAATTCTCTACTTTTCTTAAGTGGGACGTATTTGGGACGCAAGAGCCAAAAATACTGTCTATTTGCTTTGCATGTTCAGTTAAATGATTAGGCGCCAGGTGAGCATACCTTCTAACCATATCAACTGATTCCCATCCGCCCATTTCTTGTAATACTGAAAGCGGAACTCCGGACTGAATTAACCAGCTCGCCCATGTGTGGCGCAGATCATGAAAACGGAAGTTTTCTATTCCTGCTCTTTTTAACGCTGCTCTCCATGCTGTGTTAGAATCAACTCGCATTTTCCTAACGCTTGGCGTTAATGTTCCGTCTGGTCTCTTCTTTGATTCAGTATGAACAAATACCCACTTGTGATGGTTTCCTATTTGCTCCTTAAGAACCTGACAAGCAGTGTCATTTAAAGCAACACCAATTGCTTGGCCTGATTTGCTATCCTCTGGGTTTATCCATGCAACTTTCCTTTGCATATCAATTTGACTCCACTCTAAATTGATAATATTGGATCGCCTTAATCCAGTGGCCAATGCAAATGTAACTACGGATTTCAGTGGTTCAGGGCATTCTTGAATCAGTCTTTTAGCTTCATGATGCTCTAACCACCGAACCCGCTTTTCTCTGATTGTTGGGACTTTGATAACGGGAGATTTTTCTAACCATTTCCAGTCACGTTCAGCAGCTCTTAACAGAGATTTCATGATGGCGAGATGCTTTGCCTTGGTTGCGTTACTGACAGGGACATCAGTAAATGCGGGGATTTCCTTTCCCTTTCTTTTAGCTGATTCCGCTTGTTTTTCCCATCGCTCCCTTGCTTTTCTGTTTACCATCTTATTGATAACGGAATATATTTTTGCTTCTGTAATATCCTTAAGTCGGTAACCTTCAAAGTGATCTAACCAAAAAGAAAGCCGACCTTTGTCATCATCCAGTGATTTTTTGTCTGCTTTCTCTTCAATCCATCGAACTATAGCCTCTTCGAAAGTAACATCAGGAAAGTCACCAAGACGTTCTATGCGCCATAACTCGACCTTTCTTGTGTCGTGCAACTCCTGCGCGAGCTTCTTGTCCTCTGTGCCAAGAGATTCCTTGATTCTTTTACCGCTTGGCGTCGTGTAGTTTCCGTACCATATTTTACCTCTTCTGAATAAAGACATGATTTTCCCTCTCGTGTCTCACCAGCGTTCACTGGTATATTGTGAATTGATTTATTAGCTGCCGCAATACACGCAGCTCTCGTAAATAGGTATGGCGAGTTTTTCTTTGATGGATCCTTTCTTGTGTATGCAATCAACCCTAGCTTGCACCAACGAGAGAGAGTGTCTTCTGATATACCAATATATGCGGCAGCTTCTTTTCTTGGCATGGTCATCCCTTCCATTTTACCCTCCTATCCATTCTTCCTTTTATACTGTTCATGATCATCACCGCAATCTTTACTACAATATGCGCTATTAGGTGCTACCGGTTCTTCGTGACACCAGATACATATGCCGTTATATGATTTGATTACCGGTTTACGATTTAATAGTGACGCTTGAATATATAGTTCGTTTGTTTCATTTGCTGAGTCGATAATGTCCATAATTACGCTTGTCCTGTTTCAATTAAATAAATTAGTAAACATAGTGCTATTAACCCTGAAAATTCAGTAAATGTCATAATTCACCTATGCTATTTTCCATTCATTTAATATTTTATTGCCGATATTTAATAAATAATTTCTATTTACAGTATTGATTATTCTGCGAGGAGTTACATAAGGTCGCCATATTAAAAACATAGAACCTTTATTATTTCCGCTAACTGGCTTTTTTGTTTCTGCATTAATAAAAGATATTCGACCTCCCGTAATTAATCTTACTTCATCAACTGTTTCTAATGCTGATTCATACCAACCCACAGAAGTATCAGAAGGGACTAGCATAACAACAGGCTGTAATTGCTTTTTACATTGCTCAGCGGCTTTATTTACCCATGGCTGAATATCTGAATATGGCGGATTCACCCAAATAGCGCCATAACTTTCCCAATCGCAATTTAACGAGTTGTCTTTTTCGGTGAGGTAATGAGAACAGAGAGCATTATTTTTATCGGCAGCGGCATCTAAATAAAAACCAAATTCAGCGTCCAATGCTGTGAACAAAGGTAGGGGAGTTTGCCATCTATCACGCAATTCCTTTGGTGTATGGCTACCTCCATAATCAGCTTTCATCTCTCATTACCTCCCCACAAACAACTTCAACATTCCTCACTGACATTAAATATTCAGCACGTTTATTGCATTCCGATTGTGTATATAAATCCTCAGATATTGGCACTGCATGATTGTTCATAATTAACAACAGGACGAATAGCTTCATGTTTATTTTCTCTGTATGCGCATTTAAATATGTGAGCGATAACATCAACAGTCCAAGCATTGCCATAGCATTTATACGACTGTGAATTTGAGACGATATTTTCACACCAGCCATCAGGAAATGTTTGTAGTCTGGCACATTCGGTAGGTGTTAATTTGCGATATTGTAGAGTGTTATTATGCTCCCATGAATTAGATGTGAGTGTTGGCGATTTTTCAGTGTGAACACCTCCTTTATTTTTACCTCGAGGACGCTGATAGATTGCGACTTTAGGCTCTCTGTGTCCACCCTGACATGTTGACAATGTCGGGGCTTTTCCAGCATCAGAATAAATACGCTTTATCTGTTCGTTGCCTTTAATGTCTGAGGCGTTAGCAACATGAATTAATCCTTCTTTGGATTGTTTAATATTCTCTCTTGGTTCGCATGGTCTAAATACTATTTGCCGTCTGGATTTATTTAGATATTGATTTAAATTTGTTCCTTTCGAGTAATTAGCATCAATACAATATGACTTTTCTCTATTAGTAATACTGTCATCATCAATAATATCTTTCAGCAAAATACCTTTATCTTCTGGCTGGCTAACTTCAAAATTAGTCCAGTAATAACGCTGTCTATTTTGTGCTGATAATAACGAGCTATTAATAAGCGTTTTATTTACATAACCTAATGCACGTTCCGTATGCAGTGTTATATATTCCTCAAACTCCTTTTTCATTTTGACATTTTCAAGCATAAATTTAGCATCTGGATTATTTTCTAATACATGGCTCATTATTTCTAATGTCGTCCAGAATAATTTACCGCGTTCATCTTTATCACCTAATTGCTTACCAGCTAAACTCCACGACTGACATGGAAATCCCGCAGTAACTAATCCCACATTCGACCAGTCAATATCCCACTCATGCCAATTATTAACATCACCTAATTGGATATTGTCTGGATAATGAAATTCAGATACTTTATTAGCGAATTTATCTATTTCAGCAATGTAATATTTATCAAATTTAATTCCAGCGCGAGACAGCGCTAATCGCCCAGCGGATATTCCGTTGAACAGACTTAAATATATCATTTTGATTTCCTATGAATGTGCAGAACCCTGCATTAGCATGAGTAATACATATCCGATTATTTGCATGGTTATTTAATCTAAACGATAGAGTGGTATATTATGGTTGCTAGTTTTTAATGGATATAGCGTAGTAAATTTAATATTTAAATTTCTAAGTTCTTTTTCAGAAGCAAAACCGACTGGATATTTACCAATAATTCTCTCCAGCTCATCACACAATGCAACAATAACTTTCTTTTCTGGCTCCTTATTATCTGCAATCATGCCTTTGGTATAATCGATTAATACTTGAAGTTCATTCTTATTCATCTTTTATTTTCACTCCCAATCTTCTTTAATTAATTGCTTACCTTTATCGGTTAATTCGAGAGTTCGACCAGTATCAATACCATAGCCTAAGTCACCTAAAAACTCGCAAGCATCTTCGCCAGCCGACATAAATAAATGGTCATTATTTGCGTATTGCTGGAAAACTAAAATTAAATGTTTAATTGCTTGGTCGCGTTCTTTTTGCAAGCTCTCGCGTGATGCTTGCCATACATCGAATAGATTTATCGTTGATGATTTATTCTTACTGCGCCACTCTTCAAACTGCTGTCTTGATTTATCCATCACTCCACCTTTTTAGTTCTTCAATGCCTAACTCTGTTAATTGCCATCCGTCCTTTGGTTGAAGCTTAATAAGCCCTTCATTCTCCAACGAGAAAACTGACATACTATTACTTAACTGCCTATATCCATTATTTATATTTTTTAATGTACTAATTTGACGCTCTGTTAATTTCATATTCATTCCTCTTCATTGCATCCCTGTGAGTTAAATTAAGCTGTCCGTAGCTTTCATGGTTATATCCTTTGGTTAAACGGGTAGGGTGGTCAAAACGGAATATCGTCATCAAAATCCATCGGTGGCTCACTTTGCGGAGCTTGATTGCTCGATGCTTGTTTTTGTGCTTGCGGTTGCTGAGGTTGACCCCAACCGCCTTGGCCTTGTGAAGGTGCATTATCTTGACCACCACGGCCACCTAACATCTGCATTGCTCCCTTCATATCCACGATAACCTCAGTAATGTACTTATCTTGACCGTCATTACCTTGATACTTACGGGTGCGCATTTTTCCTTCAATGTACACCTGACTTCCTTTTTTCAAGTATTGACCTGCTATTTCCGCTAACTTTCCTTGTATAGCGATGTTGTGCCAATCTGTACGCTCTCGCTTTTCTCCAGTTTTTTTATCCGTCCATGTTTCGCTTGTAGCGACTGAGAAATTAGCGAATGCTGTTCCGTTAGGTGAATACCTAACTGTCGGATCATCGCCTAAGTTACCAATGATGACCGCTTTATTTACCCCTCTCTCAGCCATTTATACTGCCTCTTGTTTGGTTAGTTCTTCTTTTCTTAGCTCATACACTTTTTGAGCCTCCGCTTGTTCAGGTGTATCTCTAAGTGCTTTGTATGCTTCACTAAAGGCGACTTTTAACTCATCCATGTTTTGTGCTTCCGTTGCAATGCTCGTAAAGTGAGTTAAATCTATCTCTGCTTTAGTGCGTCCATCATTAAGCCAATCCATTAGCTTTTTACCTGTTAATTCATTTAACTGAGTAACCTCGGCGTTGCTGAACAATCCTGTTCTATCCTTGCTTGCCATTGCTGTGTGAGTTTCGTGATTTAGGTCTAGTACAGTCGTAAACTCATACTCAACCCCGTCACGCTGCTCTGATTTCATGCCAAGTTTATCTACGCCTTTCTTACCATTTCCTTTATCGACCTGAGCAGTTTCCGTTTTACTTCTCATCGTTGCGATAATATGCAGGTCAGACCGTAGTATCGCGTCGAGAAATGCATTGTGACGTGGTGTTATTTCGCTCCATGCTGACCACGTATTTCCTCGATACTTGGCTTTTGCTAACACATCTAGTAATTCTAGACATCCTCCTGTTCCACTCCATTCGTGAGTAATACTGTCGATTATCAAATTATCGTAGCCAGCTTCCTGCGCAACCCCGATAGCTTCAATAAATCGCTCTGGTGTGAATGGTGGATCTAACTCCAATACGTCAAAATTAAAACGGTCAGAGTAAAGAGAAGCACTTCCTTTTTCCGTATCAATCAATGCCGTTTTCCCACCAAGTCCTTTGGCTATTTCCAGTGCTCCGTAAGTTTTCCCTGACCCACTAGGACCTGTTAAAGCGAGCCTTAATTTTGCTTTTTTTCGCATTGCCTTAGCGAATTTCATATTAATCTCCTAAATACTGACCTTGACGTCGATCGCTTCCGTAGTAATCGACTTCAGATTTATTACTTGGTACAGAATCCCTTTCTGCATCACGTAACGCCTGAATATGCGGAGGAATAGGAGGGTGATTTTTCGATGCGTCCAAGTTCATGTGTAGCAGCTCCATTGCTAATCGCTTTTCTCTCTCCTTCACGCTCGTATTTGGCAAATGCCCATCAATCATTGCAATAGCTTGAGCCAGAGCTTCCTCTCTGTTTTTTGCTAATGATGGAGATGTTAATTGAGGGTATTTATCGGTAGGGTAGGAATTAGAAACGTTCATTGAAAATCCCCCTGAAAGTCCTTCATTGGCAATGACAGTCCTTGTCGTCCTAACACTTCCGTTTGATACATAAATTCATTGCGTTCGCGTTCCTGCGATTCTTTACGCTTCCTGCGTAATTCTTCTAACCATTGTTGACGTCTTGTCACGCAACCCTCCTGAAATACAACTCATTGAGTATCTTTGCGACTATTTCCCCTCGTCCTGAGAGATGAATAGCTGCTGCGAGTGACTTTGCGTCATACTGATTAATGATGTAATCAACGACTTCTGATGGCTCAGGTTGGTAATACTGAGTAAGTTCCCTGAATGATTCTGTTTCAATGCGGACATCGTTAAAATTCTGAAAGGCTATTTCCGTGCCATTATTTCGGTTTCTACTGGTCATATCTGCATAGGTGTAACGTATAGTCAGTGACATACTTTCCTCCCGTAAGCCATCTTCTGTAGTTGACTCGCCAACCGCCAGACATCCTTGTTATTAGTTGAGACGGCTATCCTTGCCGCTTGACGTGCGAGTTGTAAAAAAGGCGTAGTGATACGCACCGCCATGCAATCACGCATAGCGCTGTAATAGTTAGTTTTCATTGTTACCTCGCTAGGTGAGCGATAGGGTGGTTATCTGGTGTTGGTGCGGTGGGTTACTGCTGAGGTATTTCTTTGATATCTAATTCCGTGATATTGGCTTTTGCTCCAATTACAGCCCATAAATAAATATGCTCTGCGCAATCACCTTCATCTTCTGCTTCAATATCCTTTTCCCAAGCTCGCCATTCCATTTACAAGCCACTTTGAACATTGGCATGTCATACTCCCTCTGTTATTAACTAAACACGATGCTAATTATCAAGCTTGAGTTTTTTAATTAAGTTACTCACCGCGGTATCTACTGCTTCCTGATCGATGGTGTCGAATAGCTTGTTGCGTGCTTCTTCCGCTTTATTACAGCCTTCCTCATCATCGTCGTCGTAATCTATCCATAATCCAAAATCGACCTCGAAAAGTTTCTCTGGCCAGCAATATTGCACCCCGATTTTTGACTCATCGGCGTTATGAGCTTTCTTGATTAGAATCTGACGCCCGTGTGACTCAAACTCCTTAAACCATATTTCCATCCCTATCTCCTATCTATTAATCAACTCACCACAGCCCACAGAATGGACTGTAATTAGTTAACTGTGCCTGCTTTTAGCCACGTCAGGCGAGGTGGTTCTCCTGTACCCCTACAGTGAGAAAACGGATATAATTCACTTACCCCTACAAAGTGAGAGTTAGTTATGTCTGAAGAAAAAGGAATTATCGGGAAAATAACCAGTGCTGTTTCTGGTGCTGGGGATTATTTAAAATCGGCCTTTGGCGTAGCAAAAGAAATTCAAGAAATGCATGTTGATTATTCCGTTAAAATCAAAACTGAGGAGCTGCTTAGTAAGCTTCTTGATGCTAGAAGTCAGCAAATGAACCTTCAAGATTTGTTAATATCTGCTAAGGATAGAATTATTGAACTCGACAACCTTATCAAGCAAAAAGAAGATTGGGCGGTCGAGGCATCTAAATATAAGCTTCTGAAAACGGAAGCTGGTAGCTTTGTTTATACGACGATTGAATCTTCCGATGATGATCAGGACTCTCCCTATTTTTGTCCCCATTGTTACAGCAAAAAAGAGATATCGCTGCTTCATCCTAGTACTGGTAATACGTCCAAGAGTGGTTTTTATCTTTATCAATGCCATAACTGTAATTCCGAATTTAAAATGAATAGAACTCCCTTTCATGGAGGAGCTACCCCTAATCCATTAATGCCGACAAAAAGGTATTAATTAATTACCAAGCCCATCCGTGGGCTTTATCTCGCCGTAACCCCGAACTCACTGCTCGGCTGTTTTGTTTTAACTCCTGAAAATACTGCTACATTGGGTAAGCAACAGTTATCTCCACTTGGATAATGCTTTGTTGGTTTGAGAGAGAGAACAGGGCGTTCTTTCTTCTCAACGCCAAATATCGAATCCCAAATTTCTTCCACTGAGCGACTTCTCATAGCTATCTTTCGAGCCAAAAACTCACCTTGCTTTCTGCGTCTGCGAATTTTTGAGTTCTCTTTAAAAATTATCGTTGCCATATTTGCCTCCTAAGTGATCTTTGGTGGTGCGGGCAATCTACTTGCTATCTCCATGCTTCACACATGGCGCCCTAAGCTTTGGCTGTCAGTCTGCCTGTATCGTGCGCACTCAGCAGGCACTTGACTGCGTATTGCAACCGTAATGACTATCGCGAATAGTTCACTTCCGATTCACAGTGGGCCACCGCACCCCAAAAACCACTCAGTGGTTGCTCTGAAAATTTATTCTGAGCGTTCCTAATTGTAAAAGAGCGAACATCCTGTTTGTTTATCTATGGCTCCTTGCCTTTGATGTGATTAAATATAACCAGCGGTGATTTATAAGTCAACACCGCAGGTGATAATAATATAACTTGCGGTGTTAATTTGTTGTATTTTCAGATAATTTATTTTCAAAAAAATCTCAGATTGGAATGCAGATCACTTCTTTGGCGGGGAGAGGGCACAAAAAAGCCCTCGCGGGGAGGGCTGGTACGGAATTACTGTTGTGAAAGAATAAACTGAACCTGAAAATCTCTTAAAAGCTCATTTGTCCGGATAGTTTTCACATTAAAATAGTCGCATATGTCAGGTATTTTAGGTTTGCATCCATTGTTTTTATCTCTAACCTCGTGAGTAACTACGGTGGCATTTGTTGTTTTTGCCTTAGCGATAATCCATGGGTCTGCTACTGATAAGAATTTTTGAATGTGTGGTAGGCTATTTTTATGTCTTGGGGCATATTCTTGTTGAACATAATTAGCTATAGCTCTAAAGTTCATTTGAGTTTCTTGATCATCAACACTTTGAAAACAATGCATTATACCTTTTGACCAAGTACATATTTCATCGTCCTGCTTTTGTAATTCATCAAAGACATTTCGAATGCTTATTAATTGTCCGTCCATGAATTTAGACCCCATAAACTCCCAAAATCCAGGGCATAAGTCAAAGCAGTAATAATCTTGTTGCGCTTGAATAAATATGTTTGCATCAATTAGATAGCTCAAAGCCCAAACTCCTTCTGAGCAAATTCATACAGTTTATTAGGTTGTATTCCTGTTAAGCTCTGAGCTTCTCTTAAAAGCATTTTTCCTTCCAATGCTTGAGTCACAACAGCAACAGTTAGCCTCTCACTACTTCTAACTTTCTGGTTTCGATTATAATCACCGCCACTAGAGGTGCTTTTCTCATTTATTAAACTTACGTACCGACTATATTCATGTTTGGATATTAGTTTTAAGTCTAAGGCTCGTCGCACTATCACCCAACTACTTACTCTGAAAATGCTTCTTAGATCATCAATGTTCTCTTCAATAGATAAGGATTCGTTCCATTTTTTTAAGAATATTACTTCAGGAGTTAAATACTCTGCTGCAGCTGCATTACAAATCATTTCCTCTTTCTCTCTGGAGTTTATAGATAGATCGGATATAGCGGATTGACCTAAAACCAGATGAGCAAGTTCATGAATCAGCGTAAATATTTGAGCTGCCTTTGCATCATTAGTGTTAATGAAGATAACAGGGGCTATCTTATCTGCTATACAGAACCCTCTAAAATCATCAACGCTAATCGGTCTTGTATTATTGTTTTTTACAACACCGCTTCTCATCACAAGGATCCCTTGAGATTCTATCTTTTTTACTAATGCAGAGAAAAAATCCTTCCACTTACCTTTTGTTGGTGGAATTTGAATATCAATATGCTCTTTAATTGTAGCTACAATTTGTTTGGGGTTACTATTAGGAGGAAGCTTTCCTACCAACTCTACTTCAGGAAGGCCGTTGGACAAGGCGTAGTCTTTGTACCAGTCTTGTTTAATTAACACATCACTAATAGTGTCTTTTAGTGCTACGCTTATCTCATTATTCCGGCTACCTACCGTTCTTCTATCTGGAATAGGTAGTTTTTCCTCTGGAGGTGTATTTAGGTATAAATAGCCAAATGGTATTTTTGTTATATTTGCATACCTTTGAGCTTGGGCAAAAGTAATTGGTTCCTTACCTTCTTCCCAAGCAATTATTGCATCGACAGGCTTTTTGAATTTTTCAGCAATATAATCCACAGAGAGAGATGCTCGGCATCTCGCCCATGTAAGTATATTATTGTTTATAAATGCCTGAGCCATTGCATGCCTTGATGTATTATTCGCTATGTTATTAAGATAAGTATGTGTTTGATTAAATAAAATATCAATTCGGTTATACCTATTATTCCAAGTGCATCACACCAACCACACTCTAAAACGTGTCGTCACCCAAAAAAGCAACCTCGCACATCATCTTCAACGAGCCTAATGGCGTCAGAGAAACTACCTAGCATTATTTCATCGTAGTTGTGCCAGTTACTATTTTTATCCATCCAAAGCAGAGACCATGAATTCGAATATCTATTATGTGTGATTTTTGCTATAGGTTCTTCTACTCTGCCATCACTCCATATTAGTTGCCTAATTTCAAAGATAATTACTGAGTCGTCCTCGATGCGATACTGTAAATCTAATTCATCCCTTAGGTGTTCTGCTGGGCGACGCTTTTCCATGAAAAATTCCATACACCGTCTAATATTTGCTATCTCAATATTACTAAACGCCATATTTCCTCCTAAAACGTGTCGTCAGGCCATTGTGACTTGATTACCTTACCTATGATTGTGCAGTTCCCGTTAATAGGGATCAGGTCATAGCGTGGATTTAATGGCTCTAAATACTCAACGCCACCTTCTCTAATCAACCGTTTGAATGTGAACTCATCATTTAGCAAACGAGCGACACAGAAATCTCCGAATTCTACTTCTTCATCAGGATCAACCAAGATAAGCATTCCTTCTGGAAAACTTGGTTTCCCTCCTGGTGGTGCTGTCATTGATTGACCTTCAACCTCTAACCAGAAAGCGCGCTCACTGGCTTTCTTAGCCGTAGGAATCCATGACACAGCATCTTTCTGAGTATATGAGTTAAATTCTGTTGAGAAAGCGCCAGCCTGTACCTTCGTGAATAGAGGGTATTGATATTTCTCATCCATGCTTGGTGTTTTTAATGGGCTGACAGCCTTAAACATGCCTCTAATTTCTTTAGCTAGGGATGGGCTAAATTCATCAACGGTAACTTGTAACGCCTCAGCTAACTTTGCCGCGTTTTCTATGTTTAGAGCGTTTACTCCATTCAATAACTGAGCAACAGCGCTCTGCCCCATGCCGATTGAATCGCCTAGGGTTTCTTGTGATAAGCCAAGCTCTTTCTTTTTTGCCTCAAAGATATTTTTCAGGCGAAGAGCATCAGCTTTTTGTTCTTCTGTGATCGGTTTCTTTTTCATACTGCAATTTTATTACCAAATGGAATATTTACCAATCACCGCAGGTGTTGACTATTTTATCACTTGCGGTGATAATAATTAAAAAAGGAGAAACTATGGAAAGAGTCCCATTAACTAAATTTGCTACTGAGCTAGGACAACACAAAACGGCTGAATTGTTAGGTGTTAGGCAAAGTGCGATAAGTAAAGCAATTTTAAAAAAACGAAATATTTTCGTTATCAGAAAACAAGATGGAACAGTTGAAGCTGAAGAAGTTAAACCGTTCCCATCAGGTAAATAAGTATCACCAGCTCTTTAACATCGCTAGACCGCTCAGAGTAAATTCTCAGAGCAAACAATCCGCTCATATGGAATGAGCCACGGATCATTACTGCTGTTCTCTAACGAGAAGTAATTTAATAAGGAAATTAAACCATGGAATACACAAATACACGCAAACAATTTAATAAATTCATTTCAAATCACTTGATGGCTTCGGCATTACAGGCATTGAGAAATAAAACTCAGTCAGTGGTCGCTAAAACATTAGGTGTTCATGACTCAACTATCCTACGCAGAACTGAAAAATATCCTGAGATATGCGAGACATTAGTCGCATCAGGGATAGTCGATTTTGTGATGGAAGGTGAGAGGAAAATATCAGAGGAAGAATACCGCTTTTTATGGAAACAAATAGGTGAGCTTTCTCAGATGAGAACAAAAGAAAACGCCCCGATTGTTGGAGCAACCGAGGCGCATTAATAAATGGACTTAACCATTTAAACCAACAAATACACTGTATCAATAACCAGTAATTACGACAAGGGAAATTTAGGTTTCTCTTGTCTGATACAGCTTAGGAATAAGGGAATTATACCATGAAGAAGAAAGTTAATCATTGGTTTAATCGTCACGAAGTGCATAAAAACATCATGCGAGATAAGACGTTACGAGAAGTGACACCGTTAGGAAGTAAACGTCTAAAGGAAGCATTCGAAGATGCAAAATTGAGAAATGAGCATCGTGAGAAATTACTAGGAGGATCGCATGAGTAATGTTGCATATGCATATTTTGGTAATCAACGACGGCAAGAGAGGCCTAACGTGGCAGATCTTGATAATGGCTATACAAAATTAGCTAACGAACTTTACGAAGAATTAATTGGCGCAAACCTAACAAAGAATCAGGCAAAAGTTGCTCATGCTATTTGCAGGAAAACTTATGGGTTTAATAAGAAAACAGACCGCATATCAGACAGTCAGTTGGCAGAGTTAACTAGACTACCAAGGCAGAAAGTTAACAAGGCAAAAAATGAGCTTATCGCTATGAAAGTTATAGTGAAAGTTGGTATGGCGATAGGTCCTAATAAAAACCTAACTGAGTGGGATATTCCTGATTGTCACCAAAACGGTGTCATTGTCACCAAAACAGTGACAAAAAGTGTCACCAAAAGCGTGACAGCGATGTCACCAAAACAGGGACACACAAAAGAAACTATTACAAAAGAAAAGAAAGAAAATAAAAACACTATGAGCGAAGGGGTTCGCTCGAAGAATGAAAAATCGAATTCTGAGCCTACAAAACCAGACCCGTTTCTTGAGCCATTCGAAAAAATATTTTGGGTTGCAGGAATGCGAAAGGTTGGGAAGGATAAATCCAAATCCGCATTTAAATCCAAATTCAAAGAGTGGCGGAAAGAGACTGGCGGGACTATCGATGAGTTTGCCAAGTTGCTTGCTGAGGATATTCAGTACCGGCTACGTATTCAGCAATTCGGCTTTGACAAGATGCACCCAACAACTTACCTAAACGGTAGTCGCTGGACTGATGAAAAACCAGACCTACCACAAGCTACAACGCAACAATCCTCAATAACGGTATCTAAAAACGGCCTCGTGTTTTATTGAGGTGAAAATGAAATCAACTATCAAATCAATGTTAATTCGTGGTTATTGCTACGGATGGCTAAGTGCTGATTTCGTTCGGTATTGGTTCAAAAAATTAAACTTGAGGGAAGCCTAATGACAATCACGGAACTGTCAGATCGCCTTTGGGAAGACGTTGACCGAGTGGCGAAGTATTTATTGCCTAATGGCAAAAAAGAGCACAACGAGTGGGTAGCGGGATCGGTAAATGGTGAAGCTGGAAAAAGTTTAAAGATAAACCTTTCTGGCAAAAGGGTTTGGTCTGATTTTGCTGAGGGGATCGGTGGTGATTTACTGGACTTATGGGTTGAGGTTAGAGATTGCAGTTTGCATCAAGCTATGACCGAAGCTAAGAAATATCTAGGCATTCATGATGACGATCACCATTTCTCAGCGAAGAGCCAAAAGAAATTTAGTCGCCCAAAAAACGAATCACTCAAGAAAAATATTCGTAAAACTGAAAACTGCTACACATACCTAGAAAGTCGAGGCATTAGTCGCAAGATAGCCGAAGAATTCAAAGTTTGTGACGCTGTTGTCTGGTCTCATGATGTTAATCGTGAGTTGCCCGCTATCGCATTCCCATACAAGCGAGATGGTGAATTATTGCAGGTGAAGAGAATTAGCACTGAGCGACCAAATGGCAAAAAAGCAATTTCGGTTGAGGCTGATTGCGAACCCTGTTTGTACGGTTGGGATCAGATACCAAAAGACGCAAGAGCGATAATTATTTGTGAAGGTGAAATTGATTGTATGAGCTATCACGAATATGGGCTTTCTGCGCTATCTGTACCATTCGGGGGAGGTAAGGGGGCAAAGCAACAATGGATTGAATTTGAATATCACAACTTAGACCGGTTTACAGAAATCTGGTTATCACTAGATGGTGACGAAGTTGGGAAAGAGGCCGCTAAGGAAATCGCCAAGCGGTTAGGAGAATATCGTTGCAGACTGGTGTCATTGCCAAAAAAAGATATCAACGAATGTTTACAAGCTGGAATACCTCAAGAAGAAATCATTAAGTATCTTGAAACTGCAACTTACTTTGATCCTGATGAATTGTGTAGTGCCCGTGAGTTTATGCAGGACACAATCCAAGCATTTTACGGCAAAGAGCAATATCTTTTCAGAAGCCCTTGGGAAACCTTAAACCATCAATTCAGTTTTAGAGAGTCTGAATTAACCATTCTAAATGGGGTGAACGGTCACGGTAAAAGCGAGATTTTAGGGCATATTCTTTGTGAGGCAATGAGACAAGGTGCTAAGGCTTGCGTGGCTTCCTTTGAGCTTAAGCCTGCAGTATTTCTTAAACGACTAACACGACAAGCTACTTGCAATAAATTACCTACCAGCATGGAGATTGAGTCAGCATTTAGTTTTTATGACGATCGCCTTTGGTTGTTTGCGCTAACAGGAACAGCTAAAGCCAAAAAGCTATTGGAAATATTCCAGTATGCAAACCGACGTTACGGAATAAACCTGTTTGTTATCGATAGCCTGATGAAATGCGGAATTGATGACGATGACTACAACGGGCAAAAGGAGTTTTTAGACGCAATATGCGACTTCAAAAACAAAACTAACAGCCATGTCATTTTAGTCACTCACAGCCGTAAATCTGATAGTGAGGATAAACCCACGGGTAAAATGGACGTGAAAGGCTCTGGCTCAATTACTGACCTAACAGACAATCTGTTTATCATCTGGCGCAATAAACGACGTGAGAGAGCATTACAGAAGCTACAAGCAGGGCAACAACTAACACCAGAAGAACAGAATCACACCGCTGAGCCAGCATCAGTTTTATGTTTGGAGAAACAGCGTAACGGAGAGGGGTGGGAAGGTAAGATCTCGTTATACCTTGAAGAGCGTTCTCACCAGTTCTTAATCATGGAAGGCGGTTCTCCCTATAACTACATCGCCAATATGCCTAATTCTGAATATGACGAAGTATGGCAAGACGAAAACGTTACCAAGTATTAACACGCAAGAGGATTTTTAGATGAACTTATTAAAAAGCACCGTCACCAAGGTTTTAGGTGATCCGGTTCGCCATACCTACAAAAGCGATGATGGAACAGAAAATGAATATTACCTAACTCCAGTCGAGTGTGATTGCTGGGGTAATATTTCTAACACGAAAGTGATGACAAATACTCTTGAGCAAGCCAAGGCAATTAAAGTCGGCTATGAGTGGGAATCGTGAGGATTTTTAGATGAAATGGCATCAGAAAATGCTTGTCAGGATATTTAGTAGCAACATTCTTACATTTCTATTTCAACTCATTGCTTGGGGTTCGTTATCGGTTTTAATCACGGTTAATAGGTTAGGTGAGTTTAATCTTCATGCTTATCTAGGTTCATTACCAATAGTGATTATTCAGGCGTTAGTGATGACATGTCTATTCAGGTGGTTGTTTAAATTTTGTATGAAAAATATTGATATCAAAGGAGGCATCTAATGCAGAGAACTAATTGGGTTAAGGTGAAGGATGATATCACCTTAACCTAGCTTTATTAATTTGAATCTTTTTCCTCTTGCCGTTTTTTAATCATTTCAGGAAGAGTAAATGAGTACATTAGAAATACCTCGGTAAAGCCAAGTATTTGCTTGGTTTCCTCTTTCGTAAATTCCTCGTCAGAGTGAATTGCACCGTTTGAATCAATCCTTACGATATGAGCCCAATCTTTCATCTGTTCAGTTATTTTTCCTTTAGAAAACAACATGGTGATGCGTTTTGATAATTTTTCATCCTTAGCTTCATCACCCATAAGGACTTTAGTGGCAATATCCATAACCTTTCTGCAATTCATTACGCAGGTTTCATATCTTCCACGTTGAAAATCATCCTTTGATTCAATAAAAAATTTAGCTGCTCTTTCTGGGGTGTTTTCAGGAGCAGTGGTGTTGTTAACTTTAGGAATTATTCCAAGCAAGACAAACTTAGGATCATCAGAAGGTATGCTCATCCCAGAAACCCTGCCGTTGGCAGTGATTAAAGGTCCGTAAGAAGCGTTACTTCTGACGACAGCAATTCCTGAATTGTGACAACTTCGGCACATAAAAGATACATCATAAAAAGGTTCATCTTCACCTTTTCGTTGTTCACCAAAAGCTTCTAGCACTGCGTTTTCTCTAAGACAGTGTGGACAAGTTTGATTAAAAAAGAGCTTACCCATGAATACATTAACTCCATTATTAAATGATATTTCAATAATTCTTAACAGTTCAGATAGACCTGAATTTACCTTAATTCAACGTTACGAAATAGCCTCATCATCGCAAAAGCCAGAATTTGTTATAGCGCTGATAGGTAAACTTATTGAGCAGGATAGGAAGCTAAAGCTTCGCCACTACCACCAATGCCAGAGGGTGAATGATGGAAAACTTCTGTCTACACGAATCAACGAAAAAGCTATTTGATAGCAACATAATTGAACTACTTAAATCCCACCCAAAACTCAGCGTCACCATCAAGCCTTACAAACCAAAACGAAGCCTCTCTCAAAACGCATTAAGCCATGTTTGGTACAAAGAAATCAGCGACTACTTAATTAGGTCGGGTCGTGAGTTCTGTACCGAAGCATGGGTGAAAGAAAGCTTAAAGGCCACTTACCTTGGATTTGAAGTGACTGAGTACACCGATGTGTTAACGGGTGAAAAAACGCAACGAGAGACTCTTAGGCATACTTCAAGGTTAGATAAAGGGGATATGCATCACTTCTTGCAGAGAGTTGAGGCGTGGGCTTTACAGTTCGGTTTAATACTAACTACTCCGGAAGATAGCGAGTATATGAAATTGAAAAGGAAACAAGACGAATGACAGACAACGTAAATAACCCACCACACTATGCATCAGGTGACATTGAGTGCATCGATGCCATTAAAGCCAGTATGACCAGAGAGGCGTTTCTAGGCTATCTCAAAGGCAATATTCAAAAGTACGTCTGGCGATACGAAAAGAAAATTAATCCAGTCGAAGATTTGAAAAAGGCTCGTTGGTATATGACTCGGTTGGTGAGTGAATTGGAGACTGATAAATGACGCCAGAAGAAAAGTTAAAGCAATATGACGAGAAGTTAGAAGAAGCTCAGAAATTGGTTCGATTTATCGAAGAAAGTCGCCGTGAGCACATTAACCGCAACAACTTAAACAGGAAATGATTATGACAGACGAACAATACAAAAATTATGCGAATGTGATAGTGGCAGTTCGTGAATTTATATCATTCAACCATAAAACTATCTCATCAGTAGTTGGCTTAACTCCTCATCGTTCAGGAACAGTTATCAGAAAACTACTTGAATTTAAATGTATCAGGGAGGTTAGTAGCGAAAGAGGGTCTGGTACCAAAATGATCCGCAATTACTCTGTTAGAGATGATGCAATTACTCGACTGAGAATGCAGTTTGAAAGAGAACGTCGAGCCAATTTACCGGTTTTCCCTAAGGCTAAAAAATCTGAGGAGAAAGAGCCAAAGCAACAAGATGATGACTTTAAGTGCAGATTAAAGTTTGTCGATAAAGCCAACGTCTCAGGCATGGGTAATCCGATGTTGATGAAAATAGACTCGTTACTTAAAGGAGTTCGTAATGAACTGCCGATCATGCAATAGACAGCTAACAGATGAGGAAGTTTACGTGTGTAGCCAGTGTGCTGATGAATACGCTCATTTGGAAGTGATGGATAAAATCAAGGAGGAAAAGAGTGGCGAAGGCTAAAAAGCCGAAGCTCAAAACCTGTAAAGTCTGCAACAAAGAATTCATTCCCTACCTATCCACCCAAAAAGTTTGTTCCACATCCTGCGCAATAAAATTCGCCTCAAATGAAATTAAACGGACCGAAGAAAAGGACCGTAAAAAACGTTTATCTGAGGAAAGAAAAATATTGCGGGCCAGAAAGGAAAAGTTAAAGACAAGATCAGACTGGAACAAAGAGGCCCAAGCGGCAGTAAATAAATACATATTTTGGCGAGACTATGGTCAGCCATGCATCGCTTGCGGTCGGCCCTTAAATTATGGAGTAAGAGGTGGGTCCGTAGATGCTAGTCATTACAGGTCAAGAGGTTCGGCAAGTCATTTAAGATTTAATCTACTCAATATTCACGCTGGCTGTGTTCACTGCAATAGGGACCTGTCAGGCAATCTCATTCCATATCGCATTAATCTCATCAATAAAATCGGCGAAGAGCGAGTAACTCGTTTAGAGCACGATAACACGGTCCGTAAATTCGACATCGAATATCTCAAGCGAATGAAATCAATATTCACTCGTAGGGCCCGTTGGTATGAGAAAAGGCGAAAGGATCAATATTCGGAGGTGGCTTAATGTTTACTGATTTAATCGCAGCTATTGAAGAAGCAAGATATTTAAAATCCAGATCAGGCGGTCGAGTTAACTTCTGTGTAATGCAGGTTATGGACTATATGGAAGTGGTAAGCGGGCTGATGGATGGTGTCAGGGTTTTATATACAACTGCGAATGATGATTATCACACAGTATTACCGGAGGCGAGATGAGCTATATCGGAGAAAAGGAATTAACAGATGAGCAATTTCGCTGGCTAGATGGATGGTTAAATCTGTGGGGAGCGTGGGTATATTCTGGTCGTATCGACATTCGCATGATCAACATGATTTATAAATTCATGCAAACAGTAGAGCCAAGTAAAAAACCATCAAGACCTATGTGCAATGACGATGAAGGAATGTTGATTTCTCAGGTCGTAGATTCAGTCATCGCCACTGACACACAAGCTTATGGAATATTACTAAGTTATTACGCTCATGGTTCATCTAAGCTGTCGATTGCATCTTACTATCACCGAGTTGCAAAACCACGCAAAATGCAAACGAGAGGGGGGAATAAATATGCCAAGCCATCTCATAGAACTTGCAGGAGGGAGGTTGACGAAAAACTCAAAGCTGCTCAGTGGTTATTGTACGAACCTCTGCGAAATGCAATGAATAATCGTAAACGTGTAGCTAAAGTAAAGAAAATAGCTGAACTTTGCTATTGACATTAATGGACAAATGGACAACAATTATAAGGTAAGTTGCTTTACGTGACTCTTAAGTTTGCTTACCTCATTCAAGACCTCACTTCGGTGGGTTTTTTGTTACCGAAACAGTGCCCCTCATAACCTCTACGTAGAACGGAGAAATCTGGTTTGCGATACGTTTGGGGCTTTCTATTTTTATTCCCCGAATTCGAGGGAATAAGTTTTTGATATTTATCCAGAGTGCTTATTTGCATTGTGGTAATCCAACCATCCGGAATTTCCGGATAGTTCACATATTCGGTTATTCCGAACAACCTATTTTGAAGATCGCTTAGGCGGTCTTTTTTCGTATATGCCGACCACAGAACAATTGCCCTCGTTATCACGTTCACATAAGAGCTGTGAGTCGGCGTTCTATTAACTAATTCCTCCAAATAAGGGGGTGAGTATGAATCATATGAAAGAAACCCCTGAATTTTGGGATCAAGTATTCCAAGTTATCGCTGCTCATAAAGAGCAAGGTATTAGCGCAGCACTGGCAACCGGTATGGCTATTCTACGTGGTAAATACAACGGTGGTGGCTGGAGGAAAACGTTATTTGATGGTGCCATGTGTGCGTTGTTTGCATGGTTTGTAAAAGACCTCTTAACGCTACTTGGCCTTAATCATGAATTGGCATATTTGGCTAGTGTATTCATTGGTTATGTCGGTGTAGATGGATTAAGTAAACTCATTAAGGGTAAGGCAGGGCTGAACAATGACTAGACCAGCTCGCGGTGAACGTAATAACAATCCGGGCAATATTCGACACGGTTCAAAATGGCAAGGACTATCAGCACAGCAAACAGATCCGAGCTTCTGCCAATTCGTATCACCTGAATACGGTATACGGGCCATCTATAAATTACTGCAGACATACCAAAAGAAATACGAACTCAATACTGTCGAGTCGATTATCGATAGGTATGCTCCGCCAAATGAAAACAACACTGCCGGCTACATCAATCGAGCAGCTAAAGATATTGGTGTTAGCGTAAATGCGCCTATTAACGTTTCATCTAAACCGGTTGCTATTGCATTAGCTACGGCAATTGTTGGTGTTGAGTTAGGTTATCAGCCATACAGTCAGAAAGTCTTTGAAGATGCTTGGTTGTTGTTATGAGTAAGAAGTTGCTAATTGCCTGTACTGTGATGATGACGCTGTTATTTATTATGACTCGATGGCAGGCAGGAAAAATCGATGAGCTGAATGAGAGTTTAGCCAAGCTAGAGAAAGACAATTCATCTCTAACCAATCAGTTATCTCGCCAGCAAGCAATCACAGAAAACGCCAACCGCACATTCAGGATTATCAATAATGTCTCATCGATTAATAGCGAAGAACGGAATAGGTCAGCCGTGGATTCTGATAAAGTTAAAACGGTTATCAAAACTGTTCTTGTCAATAATGATTGCGCCAATACTGCTATTCCTAGTGACGCTCTTATCAGGATGCACGACTATTCAGAAAGAATACGTGCCAGTGGATCATATAGCGATACCGGCACACCTAACCGCTGATTGTCTACTGCCATACATACCCGAGCAAATGACATGGGGAGAATCGTTAATGTTAAACATTTCCCTTTTATCGGTTATTGAGCAATGTAATTCAGACAAGAAAGCAATACGGGAAATTGAACAACAACGAGCCTCGCAATAGCGGGGCTTTTTAATGGCTTCTTCGCAAATAAGTGAGGTGGTCCATATCTTGCTGACGGGTAAGCCGTAAGTGACCAAAGTAACGTAGTGATACGTGATGATGGTTGCGATTAACTTCACACAGGAACATCAAATGACAGAAATTACAGCACAGAATCAAATGCGCTTAGAGCTACTCCGATTAGTTGGCAATGATACCGCAGCGGCTCAAGCAGCTATCGAGTTCGTAAAAGACGATGCACTCAAGTTTGAGTTATTCAAAGACGCATATAAGCAGTGCCAGACTGAAAGTGAGTTTGTATCACGATCACAGAAAGCGGCGGAGAAGCTCAAGAAGCACTAGACCTATTCACATAGGAGTTAACAGTGATATATCCATGGCCCGTATTTTCGGACGGTGAAAAATTAGTATCCGGCCAAAAAATTACTTCTATTAAAAATAGAATCCTGAGTAATGACGTTTATATCGAATTGCTTAATGTTCCCGAATTGGTTTACGTCACATTTGAATTTCTCAAGCGCACACAATTACAGATTGACTGGTTTTATTTTAGAGATGAATCTGGTCAAGACTTTGTAATGCCAGAAAGTGAATTCTTGGCTAAGTTCAAACCTGTTGCAGGTGGTAATGGCGCCAAAGGAGATAAGGGAGATAAAGGTGATTCTGGTAAAGATGGCGTTAATGGTAAAAACGGAGTTGATGGTGTGGGTATCAAAACCATCACTGCGTCACAGGAAGGCGGTGCTGTTACTTTAACCATTGAAATGACCGACGGAACACAACAAACGCCTAGCTTCACATTACCATCAGCTTAGTTAATTACACAGCTCATTTACGAGTGGGCTGGATAATTGATTAAAGGAGGATATATGGCCGCACCAAAAGGAAATAGATTCTGGGAGGCTAGAAGTAGTCACGGAAGAAAACCCATATTCGAGTCTCCTGATGATTTATGGAACGCTTGTTGCGAATACTTCGAGTGGGTTGAGGAGAATCCACTGTATGAAACTAAGGCGTTTGCATTCCAAGGGGTAGTGACTAAAGAAACATTGCCTAAAATGCGAGCTATGACGCTATCAGGGCTTTGCTTGTTCATTGATATACACGAGGACACGTGGCGACTATATCGCACCAGAGAAGATTTTATCGATGTCACTACGCGAGCTGAGAAAGTTATCTATGATCAGAAATTCTCAGGCGCAGCCGCTGACTTGCTGAATGCAAATATTATTGCTCGTGATTTAGGTCTCAAAGACAGACAAGAGGTCGAGGATGTAACTCCAGATAAGGGAGACCGTGACAAGCGACGCTCTCGAATTAAGGAGTTATTCAACCGTGGAAAATCTGGATCAGATACTTGATAGCCTGAGCGACGACGAACAATACGAATTGCTTGAGTTATTGGAAGAAGAGGAAGAGTACAGGAAAACGCACCGCTTATTTGAATACTCTCCCTATGACAAGCAAAGAGAATTTATTGAGGCAGGCGGTAATTATTTCGAGCGTTGCTTTATGGCTGGTAACCAATTGGGTAAGTCATATACAGGTGGTGCAGAGGTTGCATTCCACTTAACCGGAAGATATCCAGGAACTAAAGGCTACCCTGAAGATGGTGCTTGGGAAGGAGAGTGGAAAGGTAAGCGGTTTCTTGAGCCTAATGTGTGGTGGGTTGGCGGTGAAACCAACGAAACAGTAACCAAAACAACTCAGCGTATCTTGTGTGGGCGTGTGGAGGAAACTGGTGAGATAGGTTACGGTTCAATTCCAAAAGAGGATGTTATTAGCTGGAAGAAATCACCATTTTACCCAAATCTTGTAGATCACATACTTATCCGACACCGAAATGCTGAAGGCGTGGAAGATGGGATGTCAATCTGCTATTTCAAACCTTACTCGCAAGGGCGCGCTAGATGGCAGGGTGACACAATACATGGCGTGTGGTTCGATGAGGAACCGCCATATTCCATTTACGCTGAAGGGCTCACCCGCACCAACAAATACGGTCAGTTTTCAATTCTAACATTCACCCCCTTAATGGGGATGTCTACGGTAGTAGAAAAGTTTCTCAAGAACCCATCTAAAGCTCAGAAAGTAGTCAACATGACTATCTATGATGCTGATCACTACACCGAGGAAGAGAAAGAACGGATTGTTGCTTCATATCCTGAACATGAAAGAGAGGCTCGTGCTCGTGGTATTCCAACAATGGGTAGCGGTCGAATTTACCAAATACCCGAAGAGTCTATTAAGTGCCATCCTTTCGAATGCCCTGAGCATTTTTACGTTATCGATGGTCAGGATTTCGGCTGGAATCACCCACAGGCTCATATCCAGTTGTGGTGGGATAAAGATGAGGATGTTTTTTATCTTGCTAGAGTGTGGAAAAAGTCGGAAAACACAGCAGTTCAAGCGTGGGGTGCTGTTAAGTCATGGGCTAATAAAGTTCCTGTAGCATGGCCTCATGATGGTCATCAGCACGAGAAAGGCGGTGGTGAGCAACTAAAAACTCAGTATGCGGATGCTGGCTTCTTAATGCTGAAGGAGCACGCAACATTTGCAGAGGGTGGCAACTCAGTAGAGTCCGGTATTAATGAATTACGTGATCTGATGCTTGATAACAGATTTAGAGTATTTAATACCTGTGAGCCATTCTTTGAAGAGTTCAGACTATATCACCGTGACGAAAACGGGAAGATAGTCAAAACAAACGATGATGTGCTTGATGCTGTTCGCTATGCCTACATGATGAGGCGCTTCGCTAAGCAGTTGCGTGATGTCAAAAAGCCTAAAGAAAAGAGAATTCCCGCCCCAATTAGACCTATTAGGAGATAGAGATGGTCGATAGAAACGAGCGGCTTGAGAAAATACTTCGCAAATTCGACCTCGATTACTCTGCATCTGAAAATGCCAGAACGGAGGCGAGAAACGATTTATTCTTTAGTCGCGTTAGTCAGTGGGACGACTGGCTGGAAAACTATGTCACATTGCAATATCGAGGTCAGTTTGACGTAGTACGCCCAATGGTTCGTAAGCTCGTTGCTGAGATGCGTAAAAACCCTATTGAGGTTCAGTATCGACCTAAGGATAACGCGCCAGCTGATGCCGCTGATATTCTCATGGGCATGTATCGAACGGACATGCGAAACAATAGCTCAAAGATTGCTGTTAACGTGGCAGTGAGAGAGCAAATCGAATGTGGTTACGGTGCTTGGCGACTCGTTACTGAGTATGAGGACGATAACCCAACTAGTAATAATCAGATTATCCGACGCGTTCCAATGCATGAGTCTTGCACTCACGTTATCTGGGATTGTAATGCTAAGGCAATGGATAAGTCGGACGCTAAGAATTGCACCATCATTCACGCAATGAATATTAATGGATGGGAAGAATTCGCAGAACAGTACGGGTTAGATCCTAGCATTCAACCATCATTCCAATCACCGAACAATGACTTACTTTTCACTTGGTCGAATGGAAAGACAATTCATGTTGCTGAGTATTACGAAGTTGAGGAAAAGAGGGAGTTAGTATTTGTCTATCGTGACCCGCTAACCAATGATCTCCAAACGTACCCAGCAAAAGAAGCGAAAGAAAAGATTGATGAATTGGCTGATGCTGGTTATGAAAAAGTAGGTGAGCGTAAAGTTAAGAAGCGCAGAGTCTATAAGTCAATCATCACTAGCACTGGTATTTTGAAAGATAGAATGCCAATAGCTGGCGAGCATATTCCAATTGTTCCCGTGTATGGTGAGTGGTCATTCTTTGATGATAACGAACTGTATGAGGGGGTTGTAAGGTTATCTAAAGACGCCCAAAGGTTGCGTAACTTTATATTATCCAAGTCTGCCGACACGGCCGCTAAATCGCCAAAGAAAAAACCGTTTTTCTATCCTGAGCAGATAGCAGGGTATGAACACATGTTTAGCGGTGAGGACGATTACCCTTACTATCTACTCAACCGTACTGATGAGAACAATGCTGACCTGCCTCCTTCGCCCGTTGCTTATATGGAGAATGCCGAGGTTTCACAGGCTGATGCATTACTGCTAGAAGTGGCAACGGAAGCGGCTAAATCAACCGCTCGTGTCGGTGTCGATACTGAGGCGGCCAATGGTCAGGTGGCGTTCGATACCGTCAATCAACTAAATAGTCGCATCGACCTAGAAACATACGTGTTTCAGGACAACCTAGCTATCGCAATGCGCCGTGATGGTGAAATTTACGCATCAATCGCAGCTGAGATATACGACACCAATCGAACAGTAACAACAACTGCTGAAGATGGGGGTGAGAATCAGGTTGAGCTAATGCAGGAAGAGTTAGACTTCCGCAAAGGTGAGATGATTGTTCGCAATGATATCCGAGGCAAGTACGAAACATTCACTGATGTAGGGCCATCTTTCCAATCGCAAAAAGATGCTGCTAGAGCTGAGATAGGCGAGCTTATTACCAAGGTTCCAGTAGAGCATCCAATGTGGAATGTCATGATACTGACATATGCAAATATGATGGAAGGTAAAGGGGTCGAATACATCAGAGATTACGCCAACAAGGAATTGATTGTTAATGGCTTGAAGAAACCAGAAACCGAGGAAGAACAACAATGGTTGATGGAAGCTCAACAGGCAGCGCAAAGCAATCAAGATCCAATGATGGTAGCAGCACAAGCCGAGCAGAGGAAAGCGGAAGCCGAACTGGTTAACGCACAGAATCGCATGGCTGAAACACAAATCAAAGCATTTACCGCTCAGAATAATGCGCTTGAATCACAGGCCAACACTACATTGACCTTAGCTAAGGCTGAGGACTTGAAGCAAGGCGCAGTGATGCAAGCAATTAAACTTCTGAACGAGGTTACACAACAGCAACAACAAAACATTCCTACCGACAATAACGTCGAGAAAAATCCTCAAACCATGTAAGAGAGTTAAATATCATGAGCACAACCACCGAAATTCAGAATAAATCTGAAGAGTTAATCCTGTCTGGCGATCAGGCGGCGGCATCCGCAGATGGCTTAGTTATCGATAATGCCAACGGTAACGCAGGACAAGAAGAAGGCTTCGAGATTGTCCTGAAAGACGATGAGAAACCACAGGAAGGAAAACCAAACAATAACGCTATCCAAGCAGCGAAACGCATCGCTCGTAAACGTCAGCGAGAAATTGAGCAACAGATAGCAGCAATTGAAAATGGCGAACTTCCTGAAAACTTGCGAGTAAATCCTGAGCTACCAGAAATGCCTAAACTAGATGATTTTTTATCTGATGAGGCATTAGGTAAATATGACTATGACACGCATAAGGCTAACGCTGCGTTTCAGGCTGAGTTGCTGAAATGGCAAAACAAGGCTTTGGACGCAAGAAGTAAAGCTGTGGCGGATCAGGGTCGTAAAACTCAGGAATACACACAGCAAGGTCAACAAATCGCTAATGCAATCAAGGCTCATTATGATGCGGCTGAGAAGTTAAACTTGCCTGACTATCAGGAAAAGGAAGATTCAGCGTTGCAAGTGTTACCTCAAGGTGTTTATGAGGGTATCGCGCAGAACTTTCCCGAAAAATCAGCCGCTATCATTTACTACCTAGGTGCAAATCCTGAAAAAGCACAAGATCTATTTAGCAAAAATCCAGTTCAAGTCACTATCGAACTCACTCGATTAGCTGATCGTTTAACTCTCAAGCCTCGCGGAATACAACGTTCATCTGCACCACCCGCTGACGAACCTATTAGCGGAGATGTTACAGCGGCAAATGTCGCGGCATTACAAAAGCAAATGGATGATGCAGCAAGTAAAGGTGATGTTCAAAAGTACCGCGCTATCAAGGCTAAATTACAAGGAATAAAATAATGGCTTTAAATGAAGGTCAAATCATCACCTATATGGTGGATGAAGTAGTAAACACTATCGAAAATAACTGTCCAATGGCTCAGCGTGTAGGTAAATACACACCTCCAGCCGGTGATATGCAACGTTCACAAAACACTATCTGGATGCCAGTAGAGCAAGAAGCGCCAACGCAGAAAGGCTGGGATTTAACAGATAAAGAAACTGGTATTTTGGAATTGTCTGTTAAATGTAACATGGGCGTTCCTGATAACGATTTCTTCGGTTTACGTGCTGATGATGTTCGTGATGAAACGTCTTTACGTCGTCGTATTCGTGCATCAGGCCTTAAGCTGGCAAATAACGTCGAAACATCCATTGCTAAACAGGCGGCTGAAACTGCCTCACTGGTTATTGCTGATGCGGGTGATTTATCTAACGGAGCGGATTCTTGGGGTTTTGTATCTCTGGCTGAATCTCTTATCTTCTCTCGTGAGTTAAACCGCAATGAAGGGTTGAGTTACTTCTTTAACCCTGATGATTATCTCAAAGCTGGTTATAACTTGGTGGGTAAAGATTTATATGGACGCATTCAGGAGGAGGCTTACAAGTCAGGGACAATTCAAAAGCAAATTGCAGGTTTTGAGAATGTTCTTCGTTCTCCTAAACTTCCAACTTTAACCGCTGGAACAGCAACGGGTGTTACTGTCGATGGTGCTCAGAAGTTCAAACCTGAGGCGTGGAAAGAAGATGTAACTGATGGCAACCGTGAGAACGTTGATAACCGCACAGCAGTAGTTAAAGTTAGTGACGGTTCAGCATTTAAACGCGGTGATAAGATCAGTTTTGCTGGTGTTAAGTTCATCTCGCAAATGGCGAAAGACTTACTGACTCAGGATGCAACATTTGCTGTTGTTGGCGTTGAAGGTAACAACATCACCATTATGCCTAAGCCGATTGCACTTGATGATACAGACTTAAAACCAGAACAACGCGCATATGCCAACGTGAATACATCTCTTGCAAATGGCGCGGCAATTAATGTCCTTAACGTGAAAACGTCTAAGACAAACATCTTCTGGGCTGATGATTCAATTACTCTGCTATCCCAACCTATCCCGCTTAACCATGCGCTGTTTAGTGGCATGAAGACAGAGGCATTTAACATTCCTTCTGTTGGTTTAAATGGTGTTGTTGCATATCAGGGTGATATCTCAACACTGGAAGGTAAATGTCGTATTGCGGTTTGGTATTCTGCATGCACCAAACGACCTGAAGCAGTTGGTGTTGGGCTGACAGGTCAAAAATAAACCCTCGTTGTTATTCGGGAGCTTCGGCTCCCTTTTTTATTGGAGATACCCATGCTCGTTAAAAAGCAATTGCCATCCTTGCCAGTTACTTATATTCAGGCGGGTAGCTTTCGTAGCGATAAGGATAAAGAAGGATACGCCAGTCAAATTTTTATTGATGGTGAAGCATTTAACTTGGCTGATGGCGAGTTGGTGTATTTACTGACTGATAATGGGGTAATTATTGATTCAGTAATGGGGGTAAGAAAATGAAAACGATGCTTTATAAAGCCAATGGTGATGTGAAAATTTGGGGTATGAACCTTCAAATTATTACTGTCAACGATGATGAACTTGAAAGTTATTTGAAAGATGGCTGGTGTAAAAATCCAAACGACACCAAGAAGAAGACTGAAGATAAACCCGCTACCAAGAAAAAGGCGGTGAAAGATGCAGATCACAACGAAGGGTGAGTTAGTTGTAGCGGCGTTACGTAAATTAGGTGTTGCTTCCGATGCTACATTAACTGATATCGAGCCTCAGTCATTAGAAGATGGCGTGGTTGATTTAGAGTCAATGATGTACGAATGGTTTGAAGATGGTGCAGGAATTCACACAGGTTATAAGTTCGCTGATGAAGATACACCTATTGACCAAGGTGATGAGCACGGTCTGCATAAGCAAGCCATCAATGCAGTTATCTATAACTTAGCCACTCGTATCGCTCCCGATTATCAAATTTCCCCGCTTGATAAGGTCATTACAACTGCTAGATATGGCAAAGAAAGACTCATGCGAAGCTATGCTTTAAAGAGAGCTAAAAATGCCAGATCTCATCACCCAGATGGTTTCCCTATTGGCTCAGGTAATCGATTATTAACGATGACTGGTCAGCGATACTTCCACAGGAGAAAACCAAATGCCAAGGATTCAGATCCCTCTTGCTAGAGGTTTGCGAAAAGACCCGCATACAGCAGATTATATTGATGGTCTTCCAGTTAATATGTTGGCCACACCGAAAGAAGTATTGAATGCGTCAGGTTATTTGCGCTCATTCCCTGCATTAGAACAACGTCATAGCGTTGATGGTGTGTCTCGTGGAGTTCAGTACAACACGAAAAACAACACGGTCTATCGCGTGTGTGGAAATAAACTTTATCGTGGACAGAATGCTATTGCTGATATTCAAGGCAAAGACAGGGTGACTATGGCTCACTCTGGTTACAGTCAAGCGGTGGCGTCAGGAGGTAAATTAAAACTCTATCGCTATGACGGTGAAGTTAAGGAATTAACTAACTGGCCTGAAGAAAAAGTAATTACTGAAGGTTATAAACGTGACGTTAAAAAATGGACTCACAAAGACGGCAATGATGATTTTGTACCGCTCACAAAGAATGATCTAGATGGGTTCTTAACGTTAAAAATCACGCCTAAAACTTCTGATGGTAAAACCGGTAATGAGATGCTTATCACTGAGCAAATGGTAGGCGTTAAATTATCTCAGCAGGAAGAAGATGATAAGCCTTATCTTACTGATGTTCTTGTAGAAGGTGTTAAGCGCGCAGGTGGTAAAATTACAGTCACGTATAAAATGAACCTTGCCAAATCTAGCGAGCAAACAGCCAAAGACGTTACTGAATTTATAATGACGCAAGAGGTGCTAGAGGTAGTCGAAAAATATACTCAATACGAATTAGGTGATGTTGTTGATGTCGCTCGTAATCGTGGTCGTTATATTTGGCTACAGAAAGGCGGTGAAAGGTTCGGTGTTACTGATTTAGATGATGAGTCTAAACCTGATCGTTATCGTCCATTTTACACTGCTGAATCTCAACCTGACGGCATAATCGCCATTGCCTCTTGGCGTGATATGGTGCTTTGCTTTGGTTCGTCAACTATCGAATACTTTACCATTACCGGATCAACAAACGCGTCACAAGTAATATATGCGCCACAACCATCTTATTTTGTTCAGATGGGTATTGCTGGTCGTGATGCTAAGTGTAAGTTTGGAGAATCATTCGCATTCATCAGTAACCCTGCAAACGGCGCGCCTTCTATTTATATTCTTGGTGCTGGAACGGCTAGCCAAATTTCCACAGCAAGTATTGATAAGATCATTCGTAGCTATACGTCAGACGAGTTATCACATGCGGTTCTTGAATCTATTCGATTTGATGGTCATGAGTTACTCATTGTTCACTTACAGCGCCATACACTTTGCTTTGACGCAATGGGAAGCCAGCAATATCCGCAGTGGTGCATTCTAAAGTCTGGACTGTATGAAGAAACTTATCGTGCAATTGATTTTATGTATGAAGGTAATCAAATCACTGTTGCGGATAAAACCGAGGGGATTGTTGGTAATCTTGCCTTCAATAAATCATCTCAGTACGACAAACAAGTAGAGCATATTTTATACACGCCTATGGCTAAAGCCGATAACGCAAGGGTGTTTGATTTAGAGCTTGAAGCATCAACGGGTGTTGCTCAGATTGCTGATAAGTTATTTCTATCTGCAACGACTGATGGCATTAATTTTGGCCGAGAGCAAATGATTGAACAGAACTCACCATTCCAATATGACCGCCGTGTTTTATGGCGAAGAGTAGGAAGAGTGAGAAAGAATATAGGATTTAAGGTTCGCGTTATCACTAAGTCACCTGTAACGCTGAGTGATCTGTCTATGAGGTTTGAATAATGGCAAATGAAAACCTTTCTACCCCCATAGAAATTCAAGCCTCTTATATTGTTCCAAATATCCTACCTGATAACTTTAGCGAAACCTATCGACGCATAGTGTTAAGTGGTGCTGATGATATGGCAAAGGTAGCTGGTCGTGCAAATGAAGCTGGCGTAGAAGCGCTCGATGCTCAAGTTAAAAATGATGAACAAGACATTATTCTAGATGATCATGAGGAAAGGCTTGGTGATGCTGAGCAGACTATTATTCTACATGGTAATCAATTAGCAAACCATGAATCACGCATCACAAAAACGGAAGATGATTTATCTAAGTTAGAGGTAAGGGTTCTTAACGTTGAGCAAGACATTGATGGGCTGAAAATAAAGATACAAGACCTTGATGGAAGAATATCTGAAATTAAAGTTGATTACGTTTCTCTCAGTAAAACAGAAAAACAAAAGCTTTTATCGCCCATCGATGTTTCAACATCCTACTCAGTAAACGGAATTAAAGTTGTTGGTTCTCGAGTTACTGGCTTCACTTCAGCAACGGGTACGGCATTTAAAGGCTCGTTTAATGCTAACCAATCCTACTCATTCAGCGCCGATTACACACGGTCAGAAATACAAACTTTGGCTAATGGCTTAGTAGAGGCAAGGCAACGAATCAAGGCGCTAGAAGATGCACTTCGCTCACACGGATTAATAGACTAATGGAAATTAAAATTATTGATAACCCTATTCGGCTATCTGAGTTTTTAAATGATAAGTCGAATACGGGTAATATCGTTGATAGCAATGATCAGTATTTCATTAAACTTGATGCGCTTTACTTAGGTATTTATGAAGGAGTTCTGTTGGTTGGTGTTTTCGAGGTGCGTAATTTTTGGCATACAGTTGTTGAGTGTCACGCCATATTTGATGCTGGATTCCGTGGTAAATACGCCTTTGATGCACATAAATTATTTTGCAAGTGGTTGCTGGAAAATAGTCAATTCACTAACTCAGTAACTATGGTTCCTGATACCACAATATATGGTCGCGTTATTGTGAAAATGCTTGGTGCTACTCGTGTCGGTCATTTAGATGATGCGTACATTAGTAACGGTAAGCCTGTTGGTATAACGATGTATCAATTAAAACGCTCTCAATATGAGGAGTTATTGCAATGTCAATAATCAGATGGATTGAAAATAAAACGCTACCAATGTCAGGTCTGATGAAAGGGGGCGGTGACGGTGGTGCAGGTGCTCAAGCTGATGCGACTCGTGAAGCTACAGCGTTACAGCGTGAAATATGGCAGACAACCATGAATAACTTGGCGCCTTTTACACCTATGGCGCAACAGTACATTGGACAAATGCAAAAATTGTCAACATTAGAGGGGCAAGGAAACGCACTAAACCAATACTACAATTCTCAACAGTTTAATGATTTAGCAAACCAAGCCAGATACCAGCAGTTAGCAGGTGCAGAAGCTATGGGTGGACTTGGTTCCACTGCGACAAGCAATCAACTCGCTTCTATTGCGCCAATGTTAGGGCAAAGCTGGCTTTCTGACCAAATGAACAACTATCAGAATCTGGCGAATATAGGTCTAGGCGCATTACAAGGTCAGGCAAACGCAGGTCAGAGTTACGCCAATAATACAGGGCAGTTACTACAACAGAATGCGGCGGCTCAAGCGGCTATGGCTAACCGACCTTCATCTATGCAACAAGGGATTATGGGTGGATTAGGTGGTGCTACTGCCGGCATGGCTATTGGTGGTCCATGGGGCGCTGCGATAGGTGGCGGTCTTGGTGTTCTTGGTTCATTATTTTAAGGTGATGGTATGGCTACATGGAACCAGCAGGGATCAGGGGGATTTCTTGGCGGTATTGGTTTAAATAATACTAACGCCCCCAAAGCAAGTGACGCAAACGCAACTCTTGCTATGATCCGAGAAAATAATGACCTACAACGGTCTGGAGCTAATAACATCGGATTGCAGTTAGCTCAAGGGCTTGGTGGACTTGGTGAAATGTATAAGCAACAGCAAGCTCAGCAAAGAGATAAAGAATTCCAATCTTTGTGGGGTAAGGCTTACGCGTCTGGAGATAGAGACGCTATGAGGCAGTTGATGGCTACATATCCAGATCAGGCTGAGAAAATAACCTCGGGTATGCAAGGAATATCAGAGGATGTCAGGGAATCTTTAGGAAACATAGCATCTGGCTACCGGATGGCTATTAATAGTGGTAATGCTACTGATTACATCCGTAAAAACGCTGATGAGTTAAGACGATTAGGCATTGACCCTCAGCAGGCTCTGGCTATGGCAAATGAAAACCCCAAAGGGGCTATAGAGTTAGCTGACCATATCGGCATGTCTGCATTAGGCCCTGATAAGTATTTTGATATTCAGGATAAAATCGAAGGTCGTTCTATTGATAGAGATAAACTTTCCGAGACAGTGCGTAGTAATCAAGCCAGTGAAGCGTTGACACGAGAAGGTCATCAAATACAAATTAGAGGACAAAATATATCAAGAGCTAATGCCTTAACCTCTGCTTACGCACCAACATCCGCAATGCAAAATTATTCTCAATATGCACAAATGTTAAAAACCGATCCAGAAGGCGCCAAAGAATTTGCTCAAGCTGCTGGAATTAAACCATCAGAAAGAAAATTATTTAAGGTTGAGGAAGCGCCTGATGGCGGAATAATTAAATATTATTCAAATGGTGATGAGGAAAGGGGTTCAATAAATCAACCAGTTAAAATGGATGGAATGGGTCAGCCAATATCAATAAATCAAGCTAATAGAATAATGGAAAAATCGACTGGTGAGCAAAGAAAGGCTGCAGGTTTTGCTTTTAGAGTTAGAAATGGGATCGATACAGCGAATGCGCTTGTTGAGTCTGGCAAGGTTTCCCCACAAAGGGCTGCTGCAATAAATTCAGCTTTAAGGGATGGAACATTTGCCAGAATGGCGCTATCTGGTGATGAGCAGTCGTATATAGCATCAATGCAGGATGCAGTTCTAGCAATTCTTCGTAAGGAGTCAGGCGCCGCCATCCCTGATTTTGAAATGGAGCGTTACTTTAGAACATACACGCCACAATTAGGTGATGAAAAGGCTGCTGTAAAAACAAAATCCAGACTTCTTGAAAACCAATTCAAAGCGATTAGAGCTGAATCAGGAAAAGCATTTGATGCCATGATGGTTATTAATTCTGGATATGGAACACCACCTAACCAGCAGACGAGTAACACTAACGAGCAACAGCAACCTCCAAAAACAACTGTTGAAAATCAGCGGGGAGGTCAGTCAGGCTCAATCTCCGAAGGAACTACCGCAACCAACCCAAAAACAGGGCAAAAAATAATTTTTAGAGGTGGTCAATGGCAACCGATTTAGGATTACCTGATGGATTCGTTTTGGATGAGCCTGTAAATAATAGCTTGCCAGATGGTTTTGTTTTAGATGAACAACCAGAACAAGCGCCCCAATCAGCACCGCCAGAAAATAGTTACATCGCCGGCATGAAACAAACCAACCAGAATCTTTCGCAAGGGTTACAGCAATCGTCTGATGATGCTAAAGGCTTCCGTGAAAACGTAATAGATGCTTTTACTGGTGAAAGTAAAATGACTCCTGAAGTTCAAGGGCTAGAGGGGATCATGTCTTCGCCAGAAATGAATGCATTTAATACTGACGCAATGAAAGCGGCTTGGGTGCAAATGTTCGGCAACGACAACGACTTTGTAAAAGTGATAGGCAATATGGGAGGTAAAGTATCTCAAGATGAAAAGGGGAACCTGTTAGTTGACTTACCATCTGGCCGATATGCATTAAATAAGCCTGGCCTATCAGCTGAAGATGTTATGCCATTTATCGCGAACGCGGCCGCATTTACTCCAGCGGGAAGAGCATCAACTGTACTAGGTGCCACTGCGAAATCAGCAGGCACAGATTTAGCTCTACAATCGACTGTTAATATGGCTGGCGGTAGCGATATTAACCCGCTACAAACAGCATTATCAGCAGGGCTTGGAGGTGGGTTTAAAGCGGCGGAGAAGCTTATTAATAGTGGTTATCGGGTGGCAACCGGAAAACCAACGCAAGAGGCATCTGAGCTGTCAGAATTCGCTAAGCAGAATAATGTTCCTTTATACACAACTGACGTTGTACCTCCGCAATCAAAAACTGGAAGGTTAGCTCAAGGGGCTGCTGAAAACATACCTTTTGCTGGTACGGCAGGTTTGCGTTCAAACCAACAAGAGGCAAGGAGTAAACTTGTTCGTGATTTCGCAGATAGGTTTGGTGAGTACGATCCTAGTCAAGTTGTTGAGAGCTTAAAGCGAAAAACATCGACAATAAAACAGGCGGCTGGTGAAAGACTGGAATCAATACAGAATGCGTTATCTGGTGTGCCTATCACACCTAACCGAGCAATAAATCAGATTGATAGCGAAATAGCTAAATTATCTAAACTTGGGGAGGTTGCTGATACACAGACCATCTCAAAATTGCAATCTTACAGGAATGAGCTTGCATCTGGTAACGTTGATATTTCTCAATTAAGAGACTTAAGAACCCAATTTAGACAAGACGTCAAGGGTGAGAGAATGGCTATGCCTAATCGCTCTGATGCCGCAATAAATAGAGTTTATAAAGCCATGTCTGATGACGCTAGTGATGCAATATCATCAAACTTAGGCGCTGATGCTTTACGCAAATATAACCAAGCCAATGCTATCTATGCAGATGAAGCAAATAAAATATTAAATACTCGATTGAAGAACATCTTAACCAAAGGTGATTTAACTCCAGAGGTGGTTAACAATATTTTATTTAGCAAAAACAAATCTGAAATTAGGAGTTTATATAACTCAGTTGACACTCGTGGTCGCGCTCAAATGAGAAATGCCATTATTGGTAAGGCGATTGAGAAAGCTGGTGATTCTCCCGATCAGTTCTTGAGGCAACTAAATATCATGTCAAACCAAACAGGGATAGCATTTAGAGGTCAAGATGCTATTTATATAAATGGCTTGAAGAAGTATTTAGAAGCAACAAAACAAGCCGCAAAAGCTGGTGTAACAACACCGACTGGTCAACAAGCAATTCCTTTCATACTTGGCCTAGGCGCAGCCATAAAACCATCAACCGCAATTGGCGCTGGAACTTATGGTGCACTAGCTCGCATTTATGAGAGCAAACCAGTTAGAGAGGCTGTAATGAGATTAGCAGGAACTCCGGCAGGAACAAGTAAGTTCGAAAAGGCAGTATCCACAATATCACAAAGTTTAAGCGCTGGTTCGCAAGCTGAAACAAGGAACTGATCAATTGGGTTATGGACAGCCCACAAAATAACAACACCGCTTAATTGCGGTTTTTTTACATACAAAATGCACTAGATTAAAACTGGTGCGACTACTCACGCTTGGAGAAAGCAATGTCTGATATTATCCCTAATGTCGTCGTGTCAATGCCAAATCAATTATTTACGTTAGCGCGTAAATTTCAGGCTGCCAGCAACGGTAAAATTTACATCGGAAAGATAGATACCGATCCAACATTACCAGAAAACCAAATTCAGGTTTATTTAGAAAATGAAGATGGTTCTCATATTCCTGTTCCTCAGCCTTTAATTATCAATCATGCTGGATTCCCTGTTTACAATGGTCAGATTGCTAAGTTCGTGACGATTGAAGGTCACAGTATGGCTGTGTATGACAGTTACGGAGCACAGCAATTCTATTATCCTAATGTATTGAAGTATGATCCTGATCAGTTTAAAGAAAAACTAAAGCTCCCCACTGGTGCATCAATGATTGGTGTACAACCAAGCGGAAATCTGCAACAGATGCTTAATTTCGTTACACCTGAGCAATTTGGTGCTATCGGTGACGGGGTATATCATCCGTTGTCAGAGCGTTTTGATTCATTATCAGAAGCACAGGAAACTTATCCTCATGTTACTTCGCTAGACCAAAGTATTGACTGGGCGGCGTGCCAGGCGGCTGATAATTATGCTCGTGGTAAAACTGTGGTATACGTTGGTAAGGCAGGGGTTAATTACCATCTTGGTCGTGATGAGGATTGCTTGTTATTAGATGAGCTGTCAAATTGGCAATCTGCGTGGCAGGCGCAGAATGATAGAGTAACACCCGCATTTACCAAGGACTTCCCATTCGGTAAAAAATTTAGCATCGATGAGTGCTCAATTGTTAGAGTCGCAGTTTCATCAGGTTCAGATACATCAGTGAGGGGAATTACTTTTACTGGATTTAAATTAATATATCCTTGCCAGAGAAGAACTCCGACAAAAGGTATTGGGCATGTTGGATTGCATCTTGGTAATGCCATAAAAGGGAAGTGGGATGTTAGCATTTGGGGGGCTGAGTATGCTGTATATGATCCTGCTGGGTGGTCAAATACAGGTAGGCTAGCTTGGGATACTTGTCATAAAGGGTACTTTCAGACACCTCATTTCACTAAAGGAATTTACACTAAAGGATCTCACACATCTAATGATTTCAGAATTGAATCAGACATGTGTGTATTTCCCATTACATTACATAATGACGCGTATAGCAAATACCACGGATACTATGAGGGGCTTAGATTAACAGAGCCGATGTATCACACTGAAGAAGAGACAGCTTGCGGTATAACAATGCAAGAAACTAGAGGAGTATCATTCTTTTTAGGAAGAGAGCTTTTTTATGGCGTTGATATGGTACACAAAGGGTATTCAACATCTTGCATTATTCACCAATTTCCCCTCAACGATAGCATGTATTCTCAAAATACCGGAACGGGAATAAGTACAGATAGTTTTTTTGATAACTTCGATAATTCAAGAAAAGACAATTATAAATTGTATACAAAAGATGAAGGCAGAGCGGAATATAATGTTTTAGGTGAATGCTATACAGTGTTAAATATACAAGATACTACTACGTATTTTGGAACGAGTGATGAGCCAGAAAATACTCGTTATTTATTTAACGGAGGGAGCAATAAATTAACAAGTATTAATTTCATAGGTGGATACTTGAACATAAGTTCTGGTGATGGAGTCTCGAAAGCTAAAGCTATATTTAGTATTAATTCACAAGACTATGCAAAGGCTGATATTGTAGGGTGTCAGCAAGCTCAGTATGGAATATCTCCAGTGGTGGGCGATTATATATGGCAATCAAGAAATAGATGGGTAACAAGATCGTTTAAGCAAATACAGTGTGTAAAATCAGATGAAGGATATCTAGGGAAAGTAACCCCACCAGATGGATATCAAATAACAGACATAAAAAGGCTGGTGAGTAACTATGGATATACTGGATTGGCATTAAAATACCCACCATTTATACATGGATATGACTCAATGACACAGGATGTTTATATTGGAACTTCAAATATAAATAATACTAATACTATTCTTAGCGGATTTATTGAAATAAGACTATTAGATTCAATATATGGATAAAATACAGGCCTCCAATATAAATGGGGGCCTGTATTTTTGTTGATTTTATTTCAAGTTAATAATGTTAACCTCTCCTTCACATAAGGAAAAATAAGCATTATCATAAATGCATTTATCTGTTTTCTTGGTATTAATCCTTCCCATTGTTGCATCAATATTATAATGTTTAAGCATTACCATTCCTGACCAATCGTTAAGTGGAATAACCATCCATCTCAAGATTGGATATCTATTAAATTCCATTTTAGTTGCAGCAGATACAGATACACTTCCATTAATTATGATTTTTTTGTTATCCCATCCTTTTGGTATTGAAGCAGATATATTATAGAAAATACTTTCCTCTAAACTCCTCTGGTATTTTGTCGCATTACCATAAGCAGATGATATTGATAGGCTTATTAATATTGGCATGGAGCATGATATTAGCATTACAAAATTAGATTTGTATGTTGAGCATAAATAGGTTATTAATAAAAAACAACAGGCAATCCCATCATCACTCTAGGCGCTATTATTGTTTTGTCTATAAATACAAATGGGCCGATAATAGAGAATAATATTATAAAAACAGAGAATATTAATATTAATAACTCTAATAGTTTTATTATTTTTGCTTTATTAGAAAATAATATTTTTGATATTAATAACAAAAATGCAAACAATGATATTATTACTGGAATTGACCAAGCTAAATAGAAAGGACTATTATTCATTCCATCTAGAATTCTTAGTATTTTATCTATATTAATAAAAAAACTACCAAATGGGTTTGCAGATGAAAAGATAAGACTTGTATTAACTGCCGACGAGACGAATATTTTTGCTATTACCATCATATATATAAACATAGAAATAAATAACATTGTAACTTTAATGGTAATTATCTTTATGATTTCGTTTATATCTTTTTTTGTAAAATTAAGTATATTGCCTCAAAAGCAGCTAATCCTATAAAAATATTTATAGTTGCCTGATATAAACTAAGTGAGGATATCAGCAATATTGAAGATATCAATAACTTATATCTTGTCGATAAATTATTAATTAAGTTTGAGTATGGTAACACTGAAAAAAGGACGCCTAACATCATAGGCATACTATCGAATTGGTATGACAGGTTTTGTAAGTATAGAGGGCTCAATGAAAATATAGAAAAAACCAAACCAGAAAAAATATTTTTTGTATGGAAAATCTTCTATATAAAATTATAGATGATGAGGACAGTGCCACTGTTGCAATAACTAATGATAGTGGAAAGGTATTTATTACAAAATCTCTTCCGAATCCAATTAGCATTACAAAAAAGTCTGACAAAGGTCGTCCTAAAACCCCCCAGTAGCTTCTCCATTTGCTGATCTTAATATATCATCTTGATATAGAATTCCTGACATAAAAATAGGTAATGCAAATAAAAACGTCAGTAGAAATATTGTTTTTTCTCCATTATCTAATTTCATTTTTTGTTTCCTGTTTTAAGTAAATACTTTGGTCTTTTCTTGCTTTCAACATATATTCTCCCGATATACTCGCCAAGAACACCAATGCCAATAAGCTGAATACCACCAAGGAATAAGATGGAAACTAATAGTGATGGGTAGCCCGGCACTGGGTTTCCCCAAATAAGTTTATCTATAATCATCCATCCACCATAAACAAATGAAATTGCGCCAACAAATAAGCCAATGTAAGTCCACATACGGAGTGGGAAAGTTGAAAAGCTGGTAATCCCCTCCAATGCAAGGTTCCAAAGCTTCCAGCCATTAAACTTGGATTCTCCAGCGGAACGCTCAGCACGAGAATATTCGACGATATCGACTTTTCCACCCACCCAAGATAGAACGCCTTTCATAAATAGATTTCGCTCTGGAAGCAACTTAATATTCTCAACCGTTTCACGAGACATTAAACGGAAGTCACCCACGTTTTCTTCAATCTTCGGTGTGCTGATTTTATTATGCAGTTTATAGAACCATTCTGCTGTTTTACGCTTCAACCAACCATCAGTAGAACGATCAGTTCTTTTTGCTAAAACAACATCAGCACCTTGTTTCCACTTTTCTATTAATTGCGGAATAACTTCTATTGGGTCTTGAAGGTCAACATCAATTGGGATTATTGCTTCACCAGTGGCATGATCTAATCCAGCAAAAAGTGCAGGTTCTTTACCAAAGTTTCTAGTAAAACTTAATGCTACTACTTGCTCATCAGCTAACGACAACGCATTAATGATATTTTCAGTTGAATCTTTACTACCATCATTGATAAAAATAATTTCAACGTCATATTTTTTTAGTTCTTCATTTTCACGAACCGTTTTATAAAAAATAGGTATCGCTTCTTCTTCATTGAAAACAGGAACAACTAAAGAAATTTTCATTACTCTATTCCTTTAAAGACAAATAATTTTGAGTAGAAAAAGCCAAGAACAAGGCTAATTGCTGAAAATGCAACTAAGGTAATTATTGGCATTGCATTGAGTTTATCGGCTATAAATCCAGTCAGATAACTTAACACACCCATAAATACTGTGAATGCTATGTATCTCCCACCAGTTGCTTTCTTCTTAAATGTAACTTAGCGTTAGCAAAGAATGAGAAGGTAACCGCAATGATGAATGCGATCAGGTTAGCAGTGGCCTGTGTTGTGGTAACTAAGTAAACCAAAATACCGAACACCACCCAATGCAAAAGAGTGTTAATAACACCAACAGAGAAGTATCGTGCAAATAGCTGGAGCAT